AAAACCTTATTTACCAAAATAGAGAGTAATATTCGTAATACAGCATTGGGAAATGACGACGGGTCAATTGGTATTTTTGCGACCCTTAACGGGGTAATGACCGAGTTCTTCCGCTTTAATGGGTCGGACGGGGAGAACAACAGTTTTGTCCCGTTGGATATGAATAATCAAGTCATTAAGACTTCTACGGGGAAATTGGAAATGAACGGGACTTCTTCAACGGGCAGTGGTCAAGTGGTTCTTACGCCTAAATCAACGTCCAATGTGAATGTGAATGGTGACCTCTTGATGACAACGGATAAAACGATTACACTAAACGACAGTAGCCCGAATGCGGTTCAAACGGTCATCGGTGATGGAAAGGTGTTAGTGAATGATGTGACAAACAGTCTATCTACCTTCCAAGACCAATCCACATTTGGTATTCAAAACGGAACACCGACGACGACGCTTTACTCTATCAATGGGTTTGCTTGTAATGACAACTCTATCCAATGTAATTCTTCCAACGGGTTCTACATGAATTACGGTAGTGCTACTAATTTCACTCAACTGGATTTGGATACTTTTGAAATGTATAATACGAGTAGTAATTTGATAGACCAAATCACAATGGGAAATAATGGGGCAGGTAATCCAGTTTTCAACATTCTATCCACAGACAATACAAACCCTTCCCCTTTACTCAAACAGGCAGGTATATCTAATCAAAGCATTGGTTTTACTTACAATGATGTTTCAACGGGGGGAAGTACTAACCTTCAACTCACAAATAATACAAGCGGTTCGGGACAATTAACTTATACCAACGCAATCGACCCGTCGCAACTTCTTTCTATTTCCTCAAATTGTACCATTGAACTATCTACCACACAAGACTTACAATTAACGGGGACAAATCTTCAAGCGGTCACTTCGTCGGGTCCAGCAAGTCAGTATCTTCGTATCAAACTCAACGGAACTTTTTACAAGATTGCTTTGGATAATGATTAAATATAGTCTTACTACATGGAGAACGACTGGACGGAAGACATCGAAACCGTCTTGGAAAATATCCGAATCAACTGTGTCCTTTTGAGTAAGGAACACAAATCCAGATATTTTGCTTTAAAAGAGAACTTGAAATACTATCGATTACCCGTCATCGTCTTGAGTGGAATCAACAGTATCGTATCAGTGGGACTTCAACCGTACGTAGACCAAGGTGTAATAAGCATGATTACATGTTTACTTGCGCTAACGTGTTCTATCATTGGGTCAATCGAGTTATATCTCGCCATTCAGAAAGGCATGGAAAGCGAACTCATCAGTCATCGAGAATATTACTTGTTAGGTGTGGATATTTTTAAAACATTAGCATTGGGTAAACATCATCGACCTATACCCGCGAAAGAGTACCTTGAACACATGTATAGTGAATACTGTAAACTCACGGAAAGTAGCGACGCGGTAGCCAAGCGAATTGACGATAAACTGTGTCCAATTACACTAACCCTTGAACTCGAAAAACCTAAACTTGTACGTTCCCCCTTGTCTCGGTCATTGAGTATGGAGATGGAACAGAGCATCAGTGGAGACGTTTAGCACGAGCATACAGAACAAGAAACTTTGTGTAAACAGTTTGAGACAAAAGGTAGAGATACGCGCCTACTCTGTAGAAAGAGTTCATATCCATTATATTGTACCAAGATAAAATATTTTTATCTATCATCAATATAATGGAAACAGATTTAAATGAGATATTTACTGGTAAAAATATCACGGACTCTTCGAAAAAACTATATTTAGCAAACTTGGTTAGATTAAATGGCGGTCAAGCCATCAAGAACCTTAAGTTTTTGAATGACATGGAATCGATACAAGGAAAACTGGAGAAGTACAAACCCAACACACGACGTAGTTACATTATATCTATTGTATCCCTTTTGAAATCTCTGAAAGAAAAACAACCCAAAAAGTTTAGCAAGTTGTACGACTCTTACTATTCTATCTTGGACGCGATGAATAAATCACTCAAGGACAACACGGAGAAGACAGACAAAGAAGAGAAGGAATGGATTGGACAAGATGCCGTAAAAGAGAAGTTTGAGACACAGTTCAAAATCATCGACGAACTTAAGGACAAGAAGAAACTGACCATGGAAGAGTATGATAAACTTTTACATTTAGTCGTATTGGCGCTATTTGTCCTACAGAAGCCACGGCGTAATAAGGACTACCAAGACGCTTACATTACCAAGAAGTATAAACCGGAGATGGGTACAGAGAAGAACTTCTTGGACCTTTTTAAGAATGAGTTTCTCTTTAACAACTACAAGACTCAAGGCACGTATAAGACCCAAACATGTACCGTTGCGCCACTCATGCGCGAAATCATCGACTTTTATCTCAAGTTTCACCCACTCAAGTCCAAGTTAAAAGAAGGAATGATTCCCCTTTTAGTCGATTACCAAGGCGAACCTTTTACCCAAAACAATTCTCTTACACGTATGCTTTATAAAATATTTGGTTCGAAGATTGGTTCAAGTATGTTGAGAAAGTTATACCTTACCGACAAGTACTCCGATGTCATGAAACAAATGAAAGAAGACGCGACAGACATGGGGACTTCGACGGGTACAGCGCAAACGAATTACATTAAAAAGGATTGAGACAAAATATAGTAGTAGTATAATGGAATGTAAGGACCAAGAAGACGCGCTAAAATGGTGTTTAGCCTTTAACAACCACGTCAAACCAACTCGATGCGAACCACTACTTCAAGAACTCTCGCGATGCTACGCTCTCACTTTGCTTTAAAAGGCGGTAAGTTTTTGAAACCCTTGATTTTCTGTTTTGTCTCGATTTGTTTTTTGAGATTCTTGGGGTCTATCTCACTCGCCAGTAATGGCGTGTCTTTATTCACACGGACCGTTGGGCGGTAGACTGGATAGTCTTTATCCCCTACATCTTCCCAACGTTCCTTGTACCATCTTTTCAGTTTTTTTGGTTCATTATCCTCACGGTATTTACCGTCAAGTGATTTATATGTTCGAACAATGTATCCACTCTTGTAGGCGGAAGGTTTGGCGTAGATTTCGTCTGCGCGTTGTTTGACGGCATCGTACAACTCCATGTCCAATGGGGTAGGCATATATATAACACTTTATTCTTTGAAAGGGATTTCTTCTGGAATCACCTTTCGTATCTTGTCTAAAATCATATCTAATCTCGCACATGTCTGATGACAGATAGAATAAGTATGTTTAAGATTCTCGAGTCCCATAGTACTCTGACTAATGTATGATGTAAGCGTATCATCTGTCTTTTGTAGATACAAAGCACTATTAATGATACGATTCAGTGTATTTATCATTTCATTTCGATTGTCTTGTCTTCTCCATCGACGAATACACTCTGGGATTAAATAAGGCGTTTCAATATCTAAAAATGCGCCACGTGTAGAAAGGCGTTGTCCCTTCTGAACTTGTCTCAACACATTTAGATTTACAATGACCTCTTCTGACTCCATACATTATCCAATGAAAATAGAAACGAGAGCATCAGCGGGAAGACCGGTCGCTTCTTTCGTGTCATCAATCATCTTGATAAACATTTTCAAATCCATCATCATATCTTTCATGGTGATAATCCGTAGGATAATCCAGCGTCCACAAGTATTTATACCTTCTTTGAGTTTCTGTAGTCTTGCCTTGTTATAAATCAGTTTGTACCCTTTAGAAGACTTCATTAGGTCTGTCATGTAGTCTTTGTACTGACCCAGCATCATATTTCGAGCCTTTCCCAACATGTTCTTCTGTGCGTCTGGTCTGATGCCGTATGGATTGAACCATTCGATAGTTTTGTTATATTTAAGAATACAGCACCAATGGCCCTTGTTAAAACTGTCTTCTACTAAAATGATTCTAAAATCTCGTGGATTAGGTAAAAGGTCATCGATAGTCGCATAGTTCGCAAGTTCACTGTACTTTAGGATTTTACTTTCTACCCCATCTCCAAAGTATCGTCTAATGTCTCCGTCAGTAATATTTGTACCAATTCTTTCGACAATCAAATCCTCGTCCAAAGGTAAAGGTGGTTTCATCATACTGTCCATGTTGACCATTACAATAGACACATATTAATTTTTTGGATTCTTTAGGAATAATTATTTTAATGCGGTAATTTCCTAAAATAAAATCTAATCGTATAATACAGATGGTAAACTACGAGAATGATTACCTTTGGGGAGAGAAGCAACAACAGAAAATCTTTCCGATTCTTGAGAAGAAATGGGAAGG